TTTACCCAGGACTAATAAGTGGACTTAAAGCTGCTACGACGTGCGCTGGAATACGCCCACTCTTTATTATTTTAGACAATACTTGCTTGGTTCTACTTTCTTGCTCAGATGCTTCTTTATCGAACTCAAATGGCAGGAAGTCAGATACTTTGGTCGTAACAACTTCTTTACTGCCGCCCATAGAGTGAGCGACCTGAAGTACAAGCTGGGCTAGTTTGGCCGTTGTTATTGATTGTGTATTAGCTCTTTGCTTTTGCTCGTCATGCCACGAACTCAGAATAAAGGATAATTCCTTAACAGGGGTACGCAAGAACGACTCTCTTGAATACTCGGATCCAAGAGGGCAAAACTTAATTTGTAAGTATATTTTTGCAGCACTAAAGGGCTCTGAACTTATGTAAGAGCGATAGGTCTCCAGCAATTCGTCTGGATCCTGATCACTCGGCGTTACTTTCCCTCTTCTGGCCAGCCATTACGTTCCCAGTTAATAAACTCAAATACTTCATTTAGGAGTTTACTAGGAATTGATAGCGTGTCCTCTCGAGACCAATCAGGGACTGTTTTCCAGCCCTCGTCACCCTTTACCTCTCCCCTGAAACGGAGGAAGAGTGTTGTCATCTCAATTTGCTGTTCTGCAACAGTTGCAGAGTCCTTCTGAATATCAGCTAGTTCCTCGGCATAGTCATACAGAACTTCGTTGTCGCTTTCTGCGTCTGAAAGGATTTCGAGCGCTGCTTTAACACTAATCTTTTTCTTCTTTGAGACTGCCTTAGCAATTTTCAAAAGCGTATAGGTATTTTGCGCCTGCTTACGCGCAATATTCTCAACGCCTTCAGCCTCCCCAGCTACGAGATCCTCGTAAATAGGAAAACGAAAGGGGCCAATATCGTGGTATTCCTTTTCCTGGAAAAAAAGCTTTGAATACTTACTCATCAATCTATAAAAAAGGATGTGTCAACGGCGACCATTTCCGTCAATTGATTTTCTACATTAGGTGGTAAGGTCACAGTTAATTTACCACCTTCTTCAGTTACAAGTGTCATAGGTGAAGACGACAAAGGGGCGATAAACACCGCCCCAACCTCTAATAAATCGTGCTTTTCATGGCAAGAAATAAAATATGAACGCTTGTCCTCAGAGACCAGCAATTCATACATAATCAATAAACAGTCAGTGCTGCAGAAGCATTGTCATGCTTGCCAGCCCAGATTTCGCCTCTGGATTGGATTGTCCACGAGTATTCGATCAGACCATCAGATGGTGCAGCCTCAGACACGTTGGTAACGGATCCTTGGAACGCACGGCAGTGATAGATGTAGTTCGAGCTGCTGTCCAAACCTAAGAAGGTGAACATCTCAACCCACAGCTCTACGTCAGGGTCGGATTCTGCGTTAAGTACAAGCTGAAGACCTGGATCAATATCGGCTTGTGGTACGCCACTGGAATCAAGACTGTTGATGAAGAAAGCAGAACATGCCATTTCACCTGCTTGGGTTACACCCACAGAGTCCCTCCAGCCGTTGTCTCCCAACAGGAAGAATTCCTGGGAGTTCGGTGCAGGTGTGAATTCAGCTCTAGTCGCACCTTTCAGGGGCAAATAGGTAAGACTGGATGGAAGCGTGATTGCGCCGCTTGAAACGGTGCAAGATTGACGGGTGCCACCGGGGTTAGCGACGCGGACGATGCGGTCCCGCCCCTTCGCAAAAGCACCACCTGGAAGATTAGCCATTAGCTCTTCTCTGGTTGAATTGAATAATCGGGGATAAACACTTTCAGGGTTTCAAAGGAGATATCAGTTTGTGCAACATGCACTGGATCCTGAATATCAGGGAACCACTGAAAGAGAAGCGCACGCACCTCGGCTAAAGTTTGAGCCGTGTCATAACTGGTGAGATATATCGGCCAACGAATTGACAGAATCACTTGTTGGGACAAGGTGGGCTGGTTCGCCATCTCAGGGACTTCATCAATGACACATTCGATGCCACTAATTGTCCAATCCTTGGGAACTTGCTGCTGACCCCGAACCCAAAGGCTGGGGCAGGTGGATCCATCAGGAAGGTTATAAGTTCCTAATTTGGAGCCAATTGCTGAATTAACTAACTGGCGTATTTGAGATACATCAGCCATTTAACTCTCTCCTTAGTATACTCTCAAAGAAACTCTTAGAATCTACATTCTCTAAAGCAGTTCGGGTCCAAGGCCGTGCTGGCCATTCGCCTCCACCTTTTAATTTTGTACCTTCATGAACTTGGGCAGCGTATTCAACGGGCCAATTAAATTCATACTTGGTATCTGATACTGCACGAACAGTCTGACTTGCACGAAGCCTGCCTGTGTCAACGATGTCTCGTTGTTGACCGTCTACCCAGTCCCACTTTTCAGATGAGATCTCGTTTGTATATTCAACAGATAACCTATTAACCAGCTCTTGTGTGGCCTTAGCCACTGCCTTATCAAAAGCGGAGGTATCAAGCTTCTTTTGTGCTGCCATCTTTAACCTGCCTTGCCATTCTGCTCAAAAACACCCATAAACTCCTGATGAAGAGTGTTACGAGCGAATGTAAGCGTGTTACTTCCTAAGTCTGTAAGGCGGAGTGTCCCACTAATACCGTTGACGGTACAAGCGGCTGTACTTCCTACCTTTACCTTGGCACTGAACTCAGTGGGTGAAAGAAGACGACCTTTACAGGTCACATCATTTTCATCAATACCAGGCTTTTGTTCAGACTTACTAGGCTGAAGTTGGATATTGGCTACATAGCTCTCAGTCGTATTAACTGGAACACGATTACCTGTCGCAGAGTCCACAGCAAAAGCGTTGTAGACCTGAAAAGACAGGGCTGCGTTATCGAAGGGTGCAAATGCTCCCATCAGAATACAAAGCCAGTAGTGGACGAGAGTCCTTGCTGCATTAGTTGATAGACATAGCCGTAGTTGGTCGCCATAAAACCGTCTCCAGTAGAAGGTCCACTAGAAACGGCTCCAATTTGCTGACCAATAGCTTGTGTGCGTAGGGCAAGCATGTGAGCAGTCAAGAAATTAACTGCGTCGTCGTGCTTATCACCCCATACATCAGCATCACATTGTCGAAGTGCTTCAGCGATAGTCGCCGTCACCACAGCCGTCTCCAAATTCCCAAATTCAGGGAAACGGACAACGAGTGTGGCAGCGGTAACTGTCATCAGCCTTCGCCTTCAGTAATAGCTTTTACACGCTTGGCAATTGCGTTCTTGATCCGTACACGGTTCTCTGCAACGTCCCACTCTTTGAGCAGGTCGAGGTCAAAGGTGCCGTAGATCGCATCAAGTGCTGCCTTTACAGGCATGGTTTCGAGTCCTCCCGTAGCCACACTTGCAGGCATAGAACAGACCTCTACATCCTCCTGTACTTTGATTGCACCAAGAGATAGAAGCTCGCCTACAAGAGGCATGTCCTTGATCTTGTCCCAGTCAGTAGGGCTAACGTCGCGGTTAACACCTGATTTGAGCTGGATGCGCTCAGTGCCACCAGCCTTGGCTCCAATAATGGAGAAACCAAGGACAACTTCCTTATCCCGTGGGGGATTTTCCAGTTGAGGGGTGTAGGTAATAATCATGTTCAGGTTAAAGGTGGTTTATCAGGCCTTCTCGACGTAGAGAACACTCTTCGGATAGTAAAGAGCGACTCCGCCAATACGGGCGTGTGCAGCAACACTAAATTCCAAGTTCTGGCGAACTGGGGGAAGGAATTCGAGAGTCCGGGGGATGTGCAATTGGACCTTCTCAGGTGAGCGGTCGTAGCAGATGATCCGGTCTTTGGTCAGGGAAGACTTAGCAGCTTCCAACTCATTGATCGGCTCGATGGAGCGGATATAAGGGTTGGTACGCAGGAAGAACTCCATGACAGTTGTATCAGAAGTTGTACTACGTGGAGTAGTAGAAATAATCCGATAAACGTCGTAAGGAACCAACATTGTGTTGGGTGATTCCTTCATGTTGGAGCCTTGAACAATGCTCGTAGGAGCTTCATTCAGGATCTCAAGCATTTCCTCGGTAGTAA